ACATATCTCCTATCCCAAAAAGACTATTTAATATAGCTTTTTGAGAAGAAATAGGTAAACGATCGGTAGCTGCACTTAAATCAAAACCATAGGAACAATTATACTTTAAAGATAAATCTTTAGCATAATTAAATCCAAAGTTTTGATCATGAGTACAATCATTTGGAATTTTTCTAAAAAGAGAAAATAGCCAGTTATGAAGAGGATAAAACAGTGATTGAGTTAAAATATCAACCATTGCAAATACTCTTAATTTACCAGCTGCTTCTTCTTTAAAAGAAAGCTTTCCTAAAGGTCCAAAAGAATCTTTAAACCAACCTCTAATACCATAATGTTTTTTTAAAAACTCTATGTTATTAAACAAGGTAAAAATGTTCTTTGAATTAGTTACTTTTAGATAACTTTGTATATCTCGAAAAATAACAGAGTTATTTTTTAGAGATCAATAAGCATCTAAAAGGCGACTATAACTTCTTGTTCCAAGTGGAGATGACTTAACTATAGGTAAAACCTTAGTGACAGTCAAATCTTCGATATTGGCATCAGAAAATTTCTTCAAGAGATTTGAACTAGAAATAGTTAATCATCTATTGAAATCGTCTAATACAATATTAGAACCTTGGAAACTTTCCGTAATAGTAGATAACTTAGGACTAAAAGGTACTTTAATTACTCTATATAATGAAAATATAGACAATCAAAGCCTAGTAATTCTAAGACTATTATTACAAATCGCGGATCTATCCTGTAATTTGATGATAACAGGTAATCCCGATTTGGAAAGTCGTGGGAAGTTATAATCCGGTTCAACCTCTCTCATTGATTTGAAAGGTTGTCCCGCTAACTTTTTTTGAATACATAGTTGAGAAGCTTTAAGGTATTTGACTGTATACATCTCTCCGTGGTTTTTGACCATTTTAATCAAAAACCGACCGAAGTTATGTAGCATTCTAAATCTGGAAGTCTCCTTAGTACTTAAAAGTGACATAGTTACAATTCTGTAACCAATCGTTTTAAGCACTAATAACAAATGAAAATCATTTGTTAGTGAGATCATAGTACCTGCTTTGTAGACATCTTTATATAATTTGAAATTACTAAAGAAAGAATTCTTCATACTTATTTCATTAAGTTTGAAATCAATTTTTTTCATGGTATTATTGTTATTATATTTTATTAATAATAGTATCATAGGAATATTTAGTGGTTACATTAAGAAAGTTTTCTACAGTAATGTGTAGTTAACAACCTTGGTTAAGGTTAAGTTAGGTCTACCAAGACTTGACTTAATGCTCAGACAATGTTAATTCTCATCGAATAATACATTGAAGAGGCCATTTCCAAATATAAATATGTACACGTATTAAGAACCTAATAAATTAGGAATTAAGAAGTGATACAAAGTAGGCCCTATTCTGCGGTTCTCTTTCGAGGACAGAAGACCATAGGGAACTACCCGATTTAGTTAAGTTCAAAAAACTTAAGCACTAAATCTATATATTCGACCAAACACTGTATCCGTACTTAATACTAAGGTATTAAGTCCAGTATAATGGTTAGTCCAAGATATACTATCTTGGGATTTCCATAGAGAGTAGTTAAACTC